GTATCGAGAGAAAAATAAGAAACAGAACCCAATTCATAATCAATAGCAGTTGCAAAACTAATTAGAACAAACAGCATTCCAATCATTAACAGTATTAATTTATTCATTTTTTTATTTTTTTACAAACTTTTTTATCAAGTTCAAAATCTCTACAATCTCCATATTCATCTATGTTTCTATGTCCAATCGGTACTTTAAAAGTATATATATAATTGTCCTTAATGAATGTGTGAGAACTACTATAAACATAAATATCATCTATTTTTGAATCTTTAATATCTCCAAAATCTAATTTTATCGTCTCAATACTTTTTGTTCCATTAAGTATGACTTTATTTATCTTTCCACGATCCCAACAATCTCCATCCCTTAAATCTCTCCACTTACCACCATAAGTTGGAACTAACCAATCTACTAGTATATTATATGAATAAAACTCTCCATCTATTAATATTTCTTTTTGAATTAAATTATTTATATTATTTAGATTAACCCAAAGAGTTCTTCCTCTCGTTGATTTCTTATAAAGAACTGTTTCTGGTGATTCTCCTATGGTTGATTTGCTTAAAACATATTTTCCAGGAATGTAAATATTTTGAGAATCTTCTGGATGTTCAAAACAAACTCTCCAAAAAGAAGTTGTTATGTTTATTGGAATTCCAAAATCTCCAGTGAAATCATAATCCTCATTGTGTGTTGAATTAATCCCAGTTAATAGAAATAAAGCAGTAAATAAAGCAGTAACAGAAACTCCAACTTTCAAATATTTTGACACGTCTTGCCATCTTGTCATTATTCGTCCTCAATTATTTCAAACCCATAATAATAATACCCTGGCATACCTGCCTTTCTATTGTTTTGAAAACCAGTTATAATACAAGCCATATCAGTGTTTTCATCATCATTGTAGGTTAATTCACTTCCAGCTCTTGCCCACCCTTTTAATCTATTTTTATCCGTCTGAGACGTTGTATAGCCATTTAAAGGTACTCTTGTACTACCTCTACCCATATATTGTATTACGTTTCCAGCCCTTTGTGGAGGATTATGTACTGCTATATTTATATCTTCATTTTCAGCTATGTCTGCATCTATTAATAATGTTACTGTATTTGTTCCATCAGATAGTGTTGGTTCACTCAAGGGAATGCACCTCTAAATTTTTGAATCTTCCTAAATAATCTTTCATTGTGTTGTTATTCCCTCCGCTAATCTATAATTAACACTTTCTGCTACAATATCTCCATCAAGTGTAATTTCATTAACTACAACTATTCCACCACCACTAGATGGTGTTGATAATCCTGTTTGTAATTCATTAGATAAACTACCTAATGTGTTGTTTAAATTTCTTGATCCCTCTAAAATACCTTGGTTAAAATAATACATAAAATCACTTCCCCATCTTCTAGCCATCATATCATTTTCTAAATTATCAAAACCAAACCAATCCTTTATATCATCAATTATATCATAAACATAATCTCTAACATCTCTCCACATATCTTTTATTCCATCAACAAACTCATCTATAAAATCTAAACCCCATCCCCAAGCATCACCAATCAAATTACCCATCCAACTCCATATTGCATCAAATATATCACTTCCTAAACTAATTAAACGACTTATCTTATCTTTTGCACCATCTACTAAATCCTTTATGAAATCTTGTCCCCAACCATAAGCATCTCTCAAGAAACTCATTCCATTTTTTAGTGCATTTCCTATCGAAGTTCCTATATTTGACAAACTACTCAGAATTTCTGGTCCTATGTTTCCTATTGAGTTTATTCCATCTACAATCCAATTTTTTATGTTTGTTCCTATATCAGATAAATTCCCTAATCCATTTTTAATTGCATTACTGATGCTTGTTCCTAAATTTGCTAGAGTTGTTAAAGCAAATATCGATAAATTTCCTATACTAGTTATTGCTCCATTTAGTCCTTCAACAAGAATATTCTTCAACTTGGTCCCTATATCAGTTACAGTTCTGACTCCTTCCATTATAGCATTAACCATAGAAGCACCTAAATTTTTTAAAATAGCCATTGCATTTGCTGATAAATTTCCTAAATTATTTACAGCACTTAAAACTATTTCTTTTAATTTATCTGTTAGCCCACCAACTGTTCCTAATCCAGAACTAATTGCTTCACCTATACTTCCACCAAGACTTTTCAATCCATTCCAAGCAGACGCTCCTAAATTCTGGATCAAATCAAGAGCAGTTATTATTCCGTTTTTAATAGATTCTGCTATATCACCACCAAATTCTCCTAAATTTTCTAAAGCTCCACTAATTCCATCAACTATTGCAGAACCTATAGATTTTCCAATATCTACTATTCCTGCTATACTTCCAATTAAAGCACTACCTATTTTACTGCCAAAATCTACAATAGCGTCAATAGCATCACCTAATGCATCACCTATATCCATGTCAGATAACTTACTAAAAAATTCACCTATTGCATTTCCCAATGCGATAAAAGGTTCAACAAAATCCATTATAGTATCCTTATGTTGTTTGAATAAACCAAATAATTTATCAATAGTTTCCCAAACAAGTTTTATAGGGAAAGCTATTAAACCGAAAGCTATTCCTATCCCTTTTATTGCTATAGAAAAATCACCCATTAAATTGCTTTTTTCTAACCATCCAAACCACTCAATCATTTTTTCTAAAACAACATTCAGTGCAGGCAATAATAATTCTCCTAACTTATTTCCAAGTGCAGATATATTATTTTTAAAAATCTGAATTTTAGAAGCTGTTGTAGCATATTTTTTTTCTGCCTCTTCAGTTAAAGCTGTGTTTTCTTTCCATGCATCACTAGATGTTTTCAATGTCTCATTCATTAAATCTCCAGCACCAGCAACAGCTAAAAAAGCTTGTACGAGTCTTTGATCACCAATCTGCAATTCTTCAAGAGTAGCAAATGCTTTATCTCCTTCTTCTCCCAATCCCTTCACAAATAAGTTAAAAGCTCCAGCTGCATCATCTTGAAAGGCTTTTTTGAATTCATCAGCAGTCATTCCAGCAACCCTAGCAAATTGTTCTAGATCGGCAGAACCCTCATTTGCCAAAGTTCCATTTGATTCAACTAAATTTTTCATAACATCATTTAATTCAGATAAATCTTCTTCCATACTAGATATCTGCATTTTTTTAGCTTCTTTAGTTGAATCTTTTGTAGAACTAGTGAACTCCTTCATCTGTTTTTTAGCAATTTTTAATCTATTAGTTAATTTAAATATGTTTTTCTCAGTCTTAGCTATTTTCTTACCATTATCTACAAACTCGTCTGTGTTTACAGCAATGGCTTCTGTCATTTTTATCAATACTTTCTGTACTGCTGTTCCTCCTCTTTCTGCTTTAACACCTACTGCTCCAAAGGCAGCACCTATTGCTAATACTTGATCTGTTGTTAATCCAGCTATTTTTCCAGAACTTGCAATTCTTTGTGAGAACTCAGCTATTTCACCCTCAGTTACAGCGTAATTATTACCCAAATCTACTATTGATGAACCCATACGATCAAGATTGTCTAATGGTTCTTGCATTACATTAGCTATTCTAGCGAAATTTGTTGCAGCTGATTCGGCAGTCATGTTTGTTGATACACCCATTGCAGCAATCGTTTCAACAAATTTCTCCATATCATCTATACCAATACCAAGTTGACCACCTATTTCACCAATCTTTGCTAATTCTTCGAAGGCAACAGGGGTTTCTTTAGAAATATCTTTTAATGTTTCAAATAATTCACCAAATTCTGCTTCCGTAGCATCAACTGTTTTTCTAACACCAGCAAATGCGTCTTCCCAAGAAATAGCTATTTCTAATGCCTTTTTAGCTAGAAGACCAATCCCTACGGCTAATCCAGCTATGCCCATTGCAATAGGACCTGCTTTAGAAATTAATCCACCTAATTTAGAAAAAACATTTGTAAAACTATCAACTGCTCTGATAACTATAGAAACTGAAGCAGTGCTTCCAATGAGACCATCAACCATAATACTTTGCCTCACATCTACAATAAATTTTTATTCTCTTTTCTCCTCCTAAAAATCCATCAACCATTATCTTTTCTTTGCAGCCTTCTTATTGGCAGCATTCTTCTTTTTAACATTCACATTATGACCAGCGACTAGGAAATCAGTCTCAATATAAGTCAGTCCTGGAATTGTGTAGGCTGTATAACCCTTTTCATGTAAAAAATCAAAAGTAGATTTTTGTCTTGTTAAGTTATTATACAGCAAATCTACTTTTTTTGTTGATTTTCTTGTATGGTTTTTAGTGCCTTTGTAAATCCTTCTTCTGCTTGCTCCCTTGTCATTCCAGAAGTCATCATAACTAAAATCATTAGTTCTCTTCTCGAAATTAAAGGTAGTTTTTTAACTTCTTCAGAAGTCAACTTAGGTTCAACAAGATGTTGTTCTATAATATTTTCATCTTTAGAACCATCGGATTTTGCTTTGTTGAAATCTCCCATACTCATTGGAAGAATTTTTATACTTCCTTTAAATATTTTGCTTTCTTGTTCAACAGGCAATAACTTACCATCGTTGCCTCTCATTAAGAGGGCGTTTTTATCTACAACCACTTATTTTCACCTCACCATGGTTTATATTTTTCTGTTTGATCTTGTGCCAATACGTCGCAAGTCTCTGGTGTTAAAGTTAAACTCCACTCATCTACACCCTCTATTGGATTTGGAGCGTTAAATTCCATAATTGAACAACCACTCATTGTCAAAAAGGCTTCACCACTTGCAGCATTTCCTAATGTGTTATAGAAATGTAACAATCCATTTAAAACAACATTTCCACCACTTTGCCAAATTCCATATAGTCTTGCAGCCTCTGTTGATTCTGCTTCCATTGTTAGAGTTAATGAATAATCTCTTTGTGTTGGACTTGGAACGTTTATTTCCCTACTTCCATTACAAATATGAGCACCATCTCTATCAAAATTATTATTTAGACTAAATTCCCAAGACTTTGCATCTAATGATGTTCCACTAGGCAAGAAAAGTTGTGAATCACTCCACATAAAAGGCCTTGTAGTAATCTCTGAAGCAGTTAAAGACTTTGCTCCACTACTATAAGTGTTTGTCTTTGAAATAAGCTCTGCTGCACAAGTTAATGGTTCTCCTTGGTTTGCAGATAGTGTATATGAATTAACTACTGCTCCAGTGTATAGTCTAACTAAATTCTCACCAGTTGTGAAAATCTGTGCAGATTCTAATGTGAAACTGCTAAATGGATTTGGTGTTCCACTTGTACTTACATTAGTTCCATCTGATTCCAATTCTGTCAAAACGTGAGAATAATATCCTGGACTTCCAGTTGTTGAGTCAGATCCTGCTCCTAATGCAAACATCAACATTTTCATATCTTGTGGAAAAAAGTTTAATGTTCCACCATAATCTCTTGCACCAGGTAAAAAGTTATCAACGTTTCTTGTAGATGTACCGTGATACCTAGTATTTATAACGTTTTGACTATCAGTTGGATCCCAACTTTGAACCATTCCAGCCCAAAATCCTGTCCCTGACGTTGTTGCGTATGCACCACTTTCATAATTTAAAGTGGTTACGTTTTCTCCTGCTAAAATTCTTCCCATATTAATTACCTCCTTATATTGCTACAAATTTATATCTAAATTCGCAAACTTTGCTTTTTACTCCCTCTTCACCAATCTCATCAACATCTACTGCACTATTTAAACCGAAATCAAATAACTGGGTATTAGTCGATTTTCCACTTGTTGTTGATGGTGTTTGGTTTGTTCTCATAAATTGATAAACTGAATCAAATAATGTGTCTTTCTCTTTTTCGTCTCTAGCCCAAATCCTCACTTCTACTAAAAATGAAACATAAGCACCTTGACTTGCTTGACCAAGTTTAGTGTCTATTACATTAGTTCCTCTAATTGTGATTATAGGATATTGTGTTTCCCTTTTAGGATAGCTAGTCATAACAAATTTACCTTTTGTCCTTTTTGATACAATAGGATCTGTTATATTAGAACGAAGCTGGTCTCTAACAAAAAGTACTGTATCATGTAACATACTTGCTGCTAAAACCGTTTTCTTTCACCTCGCTTGGTTTATTGATGTGTCGCTTCACACCAATATAATTTAATATATGAATTTAAATTATTTTGACAGCATTTCCAATATTTTTAATAATATCTGGAGTCATTCTTTTTAAACTATTATTGAAATGCTTTCTTGCTCTTAATCTTGTTGTTCCATATTCTAAATATGGAGCATATTCTAATCTTGATGATATCACACTGACGAATTGTTGACTCATATCTGAATCAGTTCCAATGCTATTTAAAAATGCACCAGTATCTACTGACATATGTTCTACCCTTTTTCCAGCTATGCTTGCTTGAACTTCAGACACTGCTCTAAAACCCTCTTTATGAATTGCGTCGTTAGTCCTTTTTGCTATCACTATCGCTCTTTTCTTCATAAAGGTTGCTGTCGATGCTAGTCCTAATGTGCTTATTTTTAACATTTTTTTTCTGAATTGGTTCTCCAATCTTCTCATAATTTCCTGTTGCCATTAAATTTTCAACATCATTTTCATCAACATTAACTTTCTGATGGGGTTGATGTAATCCCACATATCTTAATAAAACTTTCATTTTTTACCTCCTATTCACCGCTTAAAGATCCACTCGGTAAATTTCTACAATATATTTCCTTATAAACTATTGTACCAACTGGTGGATGTGATAAAACACCATCTGGTATTAAACTATGTTCTTGTGAAACTGGACTTCCAGTTCCTATCTTCATTGTACTTGTGGTTTCAACATCTCCTGGAACAATAATTTTTTTATCATCCATTTTTAATTTACCACGTTGTATCAATAAAGCCTCACTACTCCCTTCTTTTGCTTTTATTGGAAATTCTAAGGCATCTGTCCAAACATCTGCACCACTTTGTGTGAATGCTTGAGCATCATCATAATCTGTATTTGAAACGCTTCCAGTGTAATGTTTTATTCTTATTGGTTCTCCATATCCAACAAAACTTTTTACATCTGTCAATAAACCACCCATTAAAGTCATTTTCCACAAGACCATGACTGATATGTCTGGTATCTTCCCTTTATTTCTTTCAAACAACTAATAGCTTCATTTTTGAAACCTTCTGCGCTACTAAGTATTGTTGATTCACTCTTTCCTCCCTTTTCAACAGTCAATCCATCTAATTTAACTTTAGAAGCATCAGATCCTTGTGTTGATATTGTAACCAATAAATCAGCGCGAGATAGGTTTAATAAAGGACCTTGATATTTTTCTTGAATTGCTTCTGATCCGACTGCAGTAGAATTCAAAAAAGTATTAATGCAGTTTATTTTTTGAATAATTATGTTATTTAGTGTTGCTCCACTAACGGAAGTTGGAATGTCGTCAACTAAATTAAATAGTTCATCTTGTACACTACCTATGTTCCAGAGTGGCATTTATTCACCTTGTTGCATTTGCTTTGCAATATTCACAATGATAATCTTTACCAGATGGTCCGCCACCAGTGATAATCATAACCTTACTGCATCTAGGACACTCATTATCTTTACTAAGATTTTTTGCTATTGCCATTTTTGGATTTGATTCTAAAATTAGATCAACTAATGTGTTTTCTCTAGCCTTTTGTTTGAATATAACATTTCTTTTTTTTAGAATATTTATTTGTTCATCCCTATTAAGATCCTTAGCGTCTTTCTCACTGTATATTATTCTCTCTACTTTGACCATTTAAGCTACGCTCCCAAGTTTTTGCCAGGTTGCCCCACTAGTACCCTCAATGTTTTGATAAAATTGATTTCCTGCTCTATCATAGGCTACTGTTCCGCCACTTGTTGCACCTTGCTGAGATAATGCTGGTGTTACAATGTCATTCGGATCTCCCTCAACATACATTATAGCTGCCCCACCACCTAATTGATTTGTAAATCCTGGGACTAAACCCACAACCCCACTACCTGTTGTTACTACCATATTTTCACCTCTATTCTTTTAATTGATTGGTAATTCTACCATTTTGTCTTCAAAACAATTTGCATCGATTCCTAAACCGTCACAGAAATATTTTCCGTTATCAGTATAAGCTATAACTATTGGATTGCATTCAACATCTATATTTTTAATACCTTCAGTGTTTAAAGGAATCCATTGTCCTATTTCTCTTCCTTTTTGACATCTATCGTCTGAAATACTATATCCACCCTCATCATCAGATGGTATTACTTTAGTTACTGTTTTATGACTTTCAGACATATAAACATATCTAACAGTTTTATCTTCTAATGGACAATAAGCTTCAGGTAATGAATTGTAAGCTAATCCACCAGTAATTAATAAAGCCATTATAGCTGAAAACAAAAGTTTTTTTCCTTTTAGTTCTACCATTTTTTCACCTATATATCATATAATGCTGTCCAATCTGTTGCATTGCATCCATAATGTTTGAAAGTTGTGTTGTCATAATAGATTCCACCAGCTGTAGAACCATCACAAGTCATAGCTGTATTGTTTGGATATAAGATCATCATATCCTTAATAGTTACAACTCCTGCTATCATTGCTGTAGATGCTGATGCGAAAGCTCCAGTATTTAATGTTATATTAAACAACTCATTAGCTCCAAAAGCTAAGTTGTAATAATCAGTGTCTATGTCCATAATTCTCACCGAAGAATTTACTTCATTAATTGTGAATGATGGCCAAGTGTAATTCCAATAACTTGTATCTCCAACATATTCTGCATTTATAAGATATGTTACTCCTGAAGTGCTATCGAAATCAGTTCCCTCAACCATAGTTGTTTTGTTGTAAAGTGAGTAATTCCAATGACTGTTATTTCCAGTGTATGTTGAACTAGTTATGTATATTGTATTATTTGTTACAGAATAGTCTGTTCCAGCAATCATTGTAAAATTAACTGATCCATTATCTGCTAATGCTGATTCTACAGATGCGATTGAGTTGTTATTAGTAGTGTCGTAAGCCATTGTCAATGAACTAAAATTTGCAGGTAATACAACAAGTTCGTTATAAATCGGCATTGTATAATTAACCCATGCTTCCACTGATTTAATCCCATAAGTGTCATTAACTAAATTGATTATAGTGTTGTTTGCTGGAAGAACTGCTGACTCTTGAGTTACATCAAATTCTCCAGATAAATCTGAACAAGCTGCTTTCCACCAAACTCTATCTTCATTAGTAAATGTTATGGTTGTTACATTTCCAGTAGTACCATTTGTTATTTTATAATTTCCTTTACTATAATCCACACTAACGTTTGTTCTATAGTAAATAGTCCCATTGTAATCTTCAGATGCATCTCCTGTTGTACCAATACAACTAGTGTTGAAAATTACTGCGGTTGAAGTTGATGTTGAATATTGACTTGGCGAATTTCTAGTGACAGTTGTTGCTCCAACTGCTGAAATCAAGATCAATAATATTAACATATAAATTGCCCATTTCATATTCTCTTTATTCCTCCTTTTGTTATTACATTTCCCACAGCATCTACTTTAAAAACTGGGAAAGTTTCACTATCTTCGATTTGTAAAAGTGATGTGGTGTCTGTTGTTGGTAATTTAATTGTTGGTTGTCCATTTATTTCTGGATCCGCATACATTAAAGATGCTCCAGATATAACTGTGCTTCCAGCGTTTGAAATATTTCCTGAAAGCAATATTGAATCAGCATCAGTACCATCTGCTGTCACTTTTATTTTGCCATCCTCTGTTGAATGAATATATATATCAGTATCACGAAATGTTAATTTAGCTTCTCCTACTAGTAATAAATCACTCCTTCTTTGTGGACTTAGTCCATCTATTAAGGCTCCCATTGTTTACCTCCTTTATTTGAATAAAAAATAAAAAAAATATAACTACTTAAGATGTAGTTATTCTTGCAACTGCATTATCTCTAATTAAAGAAACTGCAATTCTGCATGTTATTGCTGCACCACTCATGTCAAATGATGGTAATGCGAAATTCTCAACAGTTACAGGCCTCTTTTCAACAATAAAATATGCTTGAGTATTATCATATACATAAGCGTATTTACTATATGTTGATGTTGGTGCTGCATTTGTACTGAATCTCATTACATTCATACCATAGATTGTTCCTAAGAACCCTCTTTGTAACATTTCAGTGTTTCCAACCTTGTTAGCTTCAACAAAAGTATCGATGTTCCTAAGATCATTCAAAACTTCAGCTCCAACTAAGAACGATGTTGGTGTGTAGTCATTATCATCAAGATATTGCATTGCTCTAGTAACATTAGCTATGGTTATTGCAGCACCACCAGCTACTGAGTTAGAAGCACCTTGAAGAGCTGTTAAAATAAGATTTGTCTCGTTTTCAGCCAATCTTTTAGCAGCTTTCCTAACATTCCTCTCTAATAGAGGCCATTTAGAATCTTCTTGCATCTCTCTTGTAATCCTTACAGCAACACCATACTTTTTAGGTAGTATGTTTGTTACATCGTATTCGTCTTGATCTAATGATATCTCAGCACCCTCTGCAATAAGCCTTACACTCATAGCATTCTCGTTTTCCGAATCAACATCATAGGATGATCCAGGAATCATTGCTGGTCCAACATACATTGCAGCTTCACTTCTAGGTATTAATGCTTTATCTACTTCAGCAATTAATACATCATGAATCTTCCTAGGAATAAGCAATGTACCTTGTGTTCCTATATCAGTACTTAATAATTCATTAACATATTTTTCTTTTATCTCTTCCATTATCTTCACCCTAGTTGTATCAAGGCATATCCGCCTGATGTTGCATTTGTTAGAGCTCTTCCCATTCCTTGAGCTGCGTTAGCTCCAGTTAAAACTCCATTACTTCCATCTGATTCAACCACTGTTCCATTTGTAACTGTATCGCCTGCTCTAACTATTATCGCTCCTCTTGTAGCTATTGCTACATCTGCTCCACTTGCTGCTGCTTGCATAGCAACTCCAACGAATTGAAGACCGCTTGCGTCTGGATAAGCCCAAACATCGCCATAAGCATAAGAATTTACTCCACTTGAAACTGCGTCTGCTGCTCCAGATGTTGAACATAAATCTCCTGCTGCGATTGCGTCTATTGCTTTACAAGTTATTGATCTAGGGACTTCACCGTCCAAAATATTAACATATCCTGCTGGGTTTACTGCCATTTTATTTACCTCAAGCTCCCATCAGCTTTAGGGTGTTGCCATATTGAATGTCCAGAACCACATTCTGAATTTTCAACAACATATTCTGCTGCAACAGCTTCTTGAGCTTCTTTTATATCCCCTTTACTGACTTTTCCTTTTGTTTTATCTTGTTTAACCACTTCTTCTTTAACTGGTTCAACTTTTTCTTCTTTCATTTTTTGTTTTAATTCTGCAATCCTTTCCATCTTTTGGATGGTTTCGTCTAATTTAGAATTGTCAAGACCAACATCTAACTTTACTGATTGCTTTACTGATTCAGCCTTAGGTTCCTCTTTAGGTTTTTCCTTAGGTACTTCTTCCGCTTTAGGTTCTTCCTTAGCTTCTTCTTCCTTAGGTTCCTCTTTAGGTTCTTCCTTTGGCTTATCTTCTTCTGCCATACTATCAACCTCCTTGTTGTTTTTTTCACCAATTTTTGTAGCTTTGGTTTGCTTTGATTTTGACTCACTAAATGAATTTAAATTTTCGAAAATTGGTTTGACTAAAACTTTTGGATCTTGTTTTTTCTTTTCAATACTATCTAATGTCTGACTCAAACTTGTACCTTCAACTGCTGGAATTGGTGTTGTTGATAATTCCATTGCTTGAAGTCCAACAGCTGTAACGAATTCATCTTCATCATCTTCTCTAACAAGTTTTTCAACAAAGGCTCCAATACTAACCTCTTTTATTCTTTTGTCGTGGACTTTTTCAATAATTCCACTACCATCTTCTTTAACCCATCCATTCCAACCAACAACTCCTTGACCATCACTTTCTGCTTGCTTTACTAATCCAATAGTATTATCTGTTTCTCCTCTATGATCTTTTAGAATTGGTTTATCCATTAAAGTTGGAGCGAATTTATTTAATTCTTCAATAGTATAATTAATTCCATTCTTACTTACACCAGGTCTAATTGCAATTCCGCCGACTTGAATTTGTTCCCCTATCATCTTTCTTTTATTGTTGCACCAATTATAATATTAATATTTTCTGCAACAATCATCCTCCCTTTTTCATCTCTTTTAACTTCAGATTCTTTTGGTCTTTCAAACTGAGTATCACAAACTGCTGCTCTTTGTTTTTGATCAGGATATTCTTTTTTCATTATACTATCCCCCATACATCTAGAAATAAAATCACTTCTTTTTTCTCCTTTTTTTGGTAATGGTAATGGCATTTTTCACCTCTGTTATTAAAATATATTTTTCTATATTTAAACTTTACCTAGTTTCTTAGTATAAGAAGTACTAAGTATCAATAAAACATGTATTTGGATTAGGACAAGTACGTTGCATTGATCTGGTAAATTTACTCCTTTTACAAACAAATCTCCATAATTTGTTATGTTTGCAGTTGTCACAAAAGTTCCTATTCCAGTAATATTTATATCATTTCCATTTAAATCTACATCACTTGTTATACTACAGTTATCTCCGCAAGCAACATTCCAATCTCCAGATGAATATGTGCAAGTATCATTCACGGGTGGTGTTGGTGGTGGTGGTGGAGCTACTGTGAAATTATCATAATGCAAATCAGCACCACTATCTGTTGCTATAAAATCAAAAGTATCATTTATTTTGTTCCAACTTGGATAATTAGAACTGTGTGACATACCAAATCCCCAAGCTGCTGCCTCTGTTAGTGCTGTTCTAACAGTGTAAGGTCCAAATGGATTCGATGCATTTGAAAAATATAAATTGTGTCCAGTATCTACCAATCTTGAAATGTCGTCAGAGTAAATTAGATAAATATCTTCATTTTCTGTAAAATAAGCCTTTATCCAAAAAGAATTATCTTCATCTACATTTGTAATGTTCCAACTTGTTTTATCATCAATAGACCCATTCCAAAGACGAAGATTACTACTTCCATCTGTTCCACCAATTATAACTGAGTTTCCATTAAAAGCGAGAGTTGCTGCATCAGTTTGAGTAGCAGTTGTAATATCTGCAATTTTTGTACCATTACCATCTCCTAACCCATCTTGAACAATCCATACATATAAATCATCAGAAGTACTACCCAACGTGATAATCCATGTCTTTCCATTATCATCAACATCTATATAACACCAATCCATACCAAGTCCATCAGTAACAATATTATCAGTTCCCCAGTTGCTTGAGTTAAAATAAAATATATCGGAATTAACTGAACCACAACAATGAAAATTTCCTTTTTCATCTGTAGCACAACTGCTTCCATCATTCTGACCTTTGCCTAAAGTGAATACAGAACCCCAATTATTTCCACCATCTGTAGAAGTTATTCCGTTTGTTATCTGACCATTACCTGTATTTTCATACCAAATAAGCATTCCGTCTGAAGAATTTATAGCGATTCCTACATCATTTGTTGATGAACCTTCTGAAACTATTTCTTTTATAGTCCAAGAAGTGAATGGTGGCATACTGTACCCATACCATATATCATTAGCAACACCACCCTCATAAGCAATATGTGCTGCACCAGTGCTATTTAAAACAAAATTTGCAGCTCTTTGTGTAGACGTTGCACCAGTGCTTGCACTTCCATCGATTTCTATACTCTCCCAACCAATCTTTAAGCTAACCTCATTTAAATCAGTATAAGTTATATTGAAACATTTTTGATTATTTAAACTAGAGTCTGACAAATCTATAGATGTTTTATCTATCGAGTAACTTGCAGAGAGAAGATTTGTTTTAACAATAGGAACAATACTCAAATCTTTTTTATCATCTTTAAGCTCAGTAATATATTTTTCCTTATCATTAATCATCATACAAATCTGAACTGTATTATTTCCAAAAAACTCATATCCCACATCTGTATTAACATCTACTCCTGTTTTGTTTATTTCTAATGTTCTAGTAGAATCAATCATTATTCCTTTGAGTTCTTTTTTTACATCTTCTTTTAATTCTGGATCAAAGAATCTAATGTTATAAACCTCGTAGTCAGAAGGAACATTATATTGTGCATAAGCAGTTCCTCCTGCATAAACCCAAGCAGTTCTATATCCTGGTTCTAATTCTAATTTCATATTGAGTCCAAATTCTAGTTCTGTTTCTCCATAGAGTTTATATCTTATTCCATCATAAGTTAGATCTTTCAATTCATATCTAAAAAACTTTCCGCTTGCATTAAATACTTCAATCTTATGATAGATAGGAAACAATTCTTCGTCGTCTAATTTTCCATCAAAAAAATAGGTATCTTTAATAACTGGACCTCTAATATAAGGAGTTGTTTTAATTATAGTTGTTGTATTAGAAACATTATCTACAATCGTTTGAATATCTATTCCAGAAACTCTTCTATTCATATTAGAAGTTCCGTCTCTTATTTTAAGAATTTCTCGTCCAGAAACTACCCATCTGTTATTATCATTCTTTACATAGAATGTAGATTTATCTTCATCAACTCTAAGCTTTACTCCTTGAGAAGGAAGTGTTACATAAACAGCAGTAGTTAAAATTGATACAATTAAAAATCCAATAATCCCTTTCCATTTTTCCATTTTAACATACTGTAATCCTGCTAGTTGAACCTTTTATTATTGTACAAGACCCGTTGCTTGTTATTGATCCTCCTTTTTCAAGAGTTATATTTTCTACTGTGAGATTTTTTGTAAGTTCTAGATTTACAAAAGAAGGTGAATCTGTTGTATTTAAGTCTTGATCAAATCCATCTGCAGGCAATATCTGATTTTCAACTATCCAAGTTTCATTACTTCCTGCACGTATTATTGTACCCTCATCCAAAATAGTAGTATTTACTATATCTAGATCTCCTGGATTTATATTATAACTTACATTTGTCCAAGATGTTTTTACAGAAGAATCATTTACTTGAGTTACTTGTGATTGATTAGCAATATCTAGATCTCCTGGACTTACTGGAGGATTTTGGTTATCTGTGATCCAACTAGTATTGCTAGCCCTCACTATTGTGTTATTATCTATCTGTGTGGTATTTAGATAATCTCCTATTGCTTGATACAAAATATCAAAGTAATCTTTTAAACTTGATACTGTTACAGAAATCACACCACTAACTATTGTTATATTGTCTCCTGCACTAAAAGAAGCTCTTATTTCGTCTGTTGTATTTCCTAATTTAGTTCCTTCTGAAACAAAACTATCATTATTACATACTGCAAATATCTCTGGTGAAGTATTATATAGTTGATTATCAGTAATCCAAGATGTATTATAGTTTCTAACTATTGTCTCATTCTGTAATTCTGAGTCATAAGTGACGTTATCATAAGATGTTTTTACATATATTACATCAGCAACATTTTGGTTCCAACTATCATTATCTCCACTAGCAGTAGATAAACATCCACCACCATCTATACATATATCATAAGCAGAACTAACATTTATATTTCCAAGATTTGATAAATTTAGTCTTGTAATAGAAGTATTGTCTAACATAGATGTATTTACAATATCTAAATTACCAGCATTTAGTGGCTGGTTTTGATTATCTGTAATCCAAGACCCATTATTGCTTCTTACTATAGAGGTAGAATTAACATCAGATAAACAATCACCATTAGTTATACAAACATCTGTTGTTGCATTTATACTTCCATTAACATCTAACTTTGTTCCAGGAGTGTCTGTTCCTATTCCTACGTTGCCTCCATCAGGGATAAAAATTCCATTATTAGAATCATCAACTATTCTTATTCCTGAATTGGTTTGTGCCTTTATTGTTAATTCACTATAATCAGTACCAATATACCCTATATCTGCGGCTGACCTTCTAAACAAAATTCTGGATTGATGTGATCCTTTTTCCTCTATAATAATAGCATTTAAAATAGGATTAGTAATGTCCAAATGTAAATATGCTTCAGAATCATCAGTACCAATACCAACATAACCAGTTGTAGAATTCACAAAAAACTTACTTGAACCAGATTCATTCATGATATTAACTGAACCGTTTACAGTTAGTTTTTGTGATGGGGTTGTTGTTCCTATTCCTATATTTCCTGTTGTTGCTACAGTCATTCTATCAGTACTACCTGTTTGAAATCTCATTGAATTACTAACAAATCTTATTTTAGTAGAAGAATCAGCTACCGAAGCAAATGTTCCACCTAAAACATCAGATGATACTCTTATATCTCCATCAACTTGTAACTTTTTAGTTGGATTAGTTGTGCCAATTCCAACCATATCATTAGTTGCATCAACATAGAATGTGGTGCTATCAATACTCGAATTTCTTGTTCCTGTAATAGTTAGATTGCTTCCAGTAACTTCATCTAAACTAATTGAATTTGCATATAATGTTCCTGTAATGTTTGCGCTTCCATTTACTTGTAGTTTTTGATTTGGTGTATCTGTTCCGATTCCTATGTTGCCAGCACTTAAATCTCCATAAATAGTGTCTCCAATATTCAAATGATATGAAGTTGTGTTTAAAGGAGTATCTACATCATAACCAATTAAGATATTACTGCTCCCTGTTGTAAGAGAATTTCCAGCTTTATAACCTATCAAAATATTACCTGCATAAGTAGAATCTCCAGAATCTCCAGAAC